TTTAGCACTCGTATGAAGAATGCCGATTCCGCCCTTTGCATTCCATTCGTCGATGTTAGATTTTGTATCATCAATTAGAACATAATTTGGTTTTGCATATTGTGCCTTGAGTCTTTTCCCCGGAACTAGTATTGGTGGATAATCAATATCCATAGTCTTCAACCAGATATTCTTTTGCCTTGATGCTTCTTCGTGTACTTTATCGTATGCGGTTGATCCTAGAATATTCTTTGGAATATCAAGAGAATCAATATACAGAAGCAATTCTACCGCATCTGGCATAGGTTCGAGTGTTGAAAATTGCTCTGTCTCAATGAAATGTTCAAAATTCTCATGAAAATGCTTTTTAGCAGTTGGATTGTCTGGACTAATACCATACAACTCTTCATATCGTTTTACAAAATCCGCGATTACGCCATCTAAATCTAAAAATAACCTATCAATTCTCATAATTGTTCCTTTAAAATATCTTTAAACTTGGCCCTATCATACAATATAAATGGAGAATATTTCTCACATTTCATTTTATATTCAGGCCAAATTATATCATCATTTATCTTTTTGTCCCACACTTTAAAAAATCCCATAAGATCATTTAAAATTGTAACAGTTTCTATCATAACCGTCTTACCAATCATTTCTTCTAGTAATGGTGGGTGTTGCCCGTCTACCACTTTAAGTAAAGATTCGGGGTCTTCATATTTGTCCAGAAGTGTAATTATATCAGACTTAAACCTATATTGCAACGACTGGTTGTTTTTTTGCCACAATTTATAAGAATCTTCACCTTCTGGGGAAAGCATATCACCAATCCACATAGAACCACGATAGACAATATTAGAGATAAAATAGTTCTTTGCATCTTCTAAATTGTATTTACGGGCGCATTTAAAGAACGAATATTTATCTCTGCGTTTCAAAAAACCTTCTTTTGAAGTTCTTGTTACGCCATGATATTTGATAAAATCATAACTTTTGGAAGAAAAGTGTGTCTTTATTCCATTATACAATACATAGCAAACGTATCCGTCATTATCATTCATTATACTAGAAAGGAAGTTTATCTGTCATTTTAATGAGATTAAGTTCTTGAGCTTCTTCTGTAATTCTTGCTTTAAGGTGCGTCGAAATAAGTTGAGCGCAAGGTTCGATTTCTGCACCAGATTCTGCACAATAATCCACAATAGCGTCAATGCATGATATGAATCTGGCTGCTGACAAATCTTCGATCATTAGGCTAAATTCTGTAATTTCGTCTTTGGTTGGAATTTTAGTTCTCCGTTAGTGGGTTAAGCCTTATTGTATCATAAGGATCATCACTTGTCTACAACTATATCGAAGTATAAAACGTATGGTTTCCGATTGTTGCTACAATATACTTCTTGTGCCAATTGGCCTTACTGTAATACGCTTTATAGTACAGTGCTTTAGTTCTAGCCAATAGTGGGTGAATGTGGTCTTCTGTGAGTGCTTTTCGTGCAATCTCTACACATTCAATCCATGCATCGTTATCTTTTACCTGTGTATGGTGTTCGGCTGTCCAGCTAAACTGTGGAGTCCTACCAGTTTTTTGATATACTACTTCACACACATTGGATGGGAAATGAATATCTTTGGTTCGGTTTAGTGTAACTTGTGCTACGCCTTTTTTACCGTCGATTGACTCGCCTCTGCTTTCATAATAAATGTTCTCTGAAAGGCAAGTTAAATCTTTATAAAAATTAATATCTGATTGTGAAATTGTATCTTGGATGCTTATGCTGTTAAGACACAGAAGGAAAAAGAAGGCTAATAGAATTCTCTTAGTCATAGATTTTACTCTGGTTGTAATGGGGACTGTTTAGTTGAAGTACAGTCCCGTAAACTTCTTTTATAACTTAATATTAAAAGCTATATTTTACCCCAGTGATAAGGGAACTGCCATTATAAAGATTTGCATTGGAATTGCCATGTTGATATGTGTACTCAGAATACACGGAAAAATTCTTATTGAGTGGAACAGATGCACCAACACCAACAAGTCCAACAACACGAGATTCAACACCAATGCTATCATTAATCAGATAGTTTGCACCACCTTCAACATAGAATGTAACAGTCTTATATGTAACAACATCATATGCACCAACAATACCATACTTGTTTACATTTGATTTATTATCAAGGGCAACAGACGCGGTGACAGAAGCATTTCCAAATTGCTGACCAACGGTGAGTCCATAGCCAAGAATAGGTTGTGTGGTGAAATTACCAGATGTACCATTGATACCAACCTCAACAGCTTGTGCAGAACCAAGAGCAGCCAGCATTGCGGCCAAAACGATCAACTTTTTCATAAAAAACTCCTAAATGTTAAAAAACCATCAGATAAAACTACTGACAGAAACTGTATTCTACAACAAAAAAAGGGCACCGTCAAGTGCCCTTTTGCACAAAAAAAGCAGATTTATGCAAATTTTCCAGCGATCTTGCCAGCAAACCCAGCAACCTTGTTCTTTATATTTGATACGCCAGTATCAATCTTATGTGCCAGATTAGAACGCTTTGTTTGTGCAACTTCATGTGCACCTGCTGTTGCTTGTTTAGCGTTGTATGCGGTATCGCGCTTATCTGATGCCGTGGCTCTACGCTTCTCTAATGCACCAGCCTTGGCCTTGTGGAATGTACCAGCAAGACCTGTGGAAGTCTTCGCAGCTTTCTTTGCCGCACTCATCTTATCATATACTTTATCATGTGATTTATTTGCAGCAGCTAAACCCTTTTCTGCCCTATTTGCTTTATGCTTGGAGAACATTGTATTAAGTCCATGTGCAGCACCAGCAACAAAACTCCCAATAGATTCATCAAGGATAACTTCCATGATTTCCGACACCAATTCTTGATTGATATTATATCCAGTGAAAGATTCCATGACAGAATCTCGCATAGTTGGTTGTTTATAGTTTTCTACAAAGTAGTCCATTACAATAGAAGTAATGTAATCATCCTCTTCTGTCATAACATAGTCACCCGACAGATCATAGATATCAGGCATAACCTCCATAATAGTTTCAAGGAATAGGTCTTGTGTTCCGGTAATGCGTTCTTCTTCTGTTAGGTACATGATATCTCCATTTTAATTAATATAGTATTTATGTAATGTCTGTGTTAATATAGTGCCCAGACGACGCATATCCCTTTAGTTCATCCCACATTATCTGTATCATTGTGGTTGCCACAGAAGACGCAATCAATTGGCCTTGCTTTATATATTTATTTCGCTGAATTATCATAGAGAGTAAAGCGTTTCTTTCAATGGGGAGTAGTTCATCATCATATGGATTGATGGCAAATTGCATTTTTTAATTATTGGATTCCATTGCTGCTAATACATTCGATACAGTTGCCGCATCAAACGATTCAATCTTAAGGTTATATCGACATGGGGGTTGAAACATTTTATTTGTGTCTTCAAATTTACATGACGGTATCGTATCCATCCATATAACAAAGTCGGCATCAAATATAGTGCGTTGATCTTCTAGTGCAGCAATAAAGTCACAAATAATAAATTGTGCTCCACATGATTCTGCCAACTCAGCCATTCTAATTGCTTGTCTTTTCCGACCATTCACGGAAAAATCCCAATCATTGTTAAGTTTTCGTTGATCGTCTGCGTTGAACCACACAGAATCGGTTATACTTTCATTAAGTTTCCTAGCAAGTGTGGTTTTTCCAGAACCAGACAGCCCCATTATTAGTATTTTCATTATTTAATTTCATATCCCCATTGGTTTATGAGGTGTTCCATTGGTATAAAATATTGATTTATCTTATTCAAAATTCCCGGAATAACAGAAGTGAATGTATCAAACCGTGCTTCATTGTTATTCATAATAGAATCCTGCCGAACACCTTTAACCAAAAATGAACTTTTTAAATCTATTTGAGACAATTCTGGCATCCACTCAGCCATAGCATTGACGTGATACTTTGGGTCATTCGCAAAACTTTCATACGTCATAACATATGCAGCATCCTTCAACAACCTTTTATTTTCAAGTTGTATTTCCATAGTTCGAAGTACATGGAAGCATATTTGATCCAATTGTCGTATTGGCTCCATTCTAAATGTAGCTTTTCTAAAAATAGATTCGACATATGTGTATGGATTTCTAACACTTAGTATCCACTTACATTCTGGGAAATATTGAAGCATCATGTTGATACGAAAAATATCAGCAGGAGTCTTTTGCATAAAAATTGTTCCATATGGATTTGAATTGGCCCAATTCTCGTGCCATTTCCCCTTTATATAATTCCAATCATAGTTATTTGAATCGGAATATACGTGTTCCATATTTGCTTCTATGCTATGTGGACCATTAAGATTTCTATACCCATTATAGGCACAAACATTTCCCTCCGTAAAATCACTTTTTTGTCCAAAAAACTTTATTGTCTCTTTGGGTGGTATTAGTGAAACAACTTCGGGCACGGTTTTTAGTAGAGAATGTACCAACGTACTTCCACAAAAGTTTGGAATGGCAAGAAAAAGATACGACATTACCAAATTATGCGAGCTTGTGTTGTGGGATTTCCCAAAGAATCTGTGGCAGCAATTCCACCCACTGTGTTGAATATACTAGGGGGAATGGGCCACGTGACAGTTGTAGGAAATCCAATTTGACTCGGTAAATTTCGCAATGCTTGTCTATATTCCTGCCACGACAAAAGTGTGTCGCTTGATAGTGCATTTCCCGGAATAGCGGTCCAATCGGTTAATCTAATCAATTGGTCGCGCTGAACCCTAATGGCCGCACTAATTTGTGTTTTTGTGGGTGTGGTTACAAGCGCCAATAGAACAGATTCATTATTTGCACTTATAGGTGGTGTCAACGCCGCTGATCTGGATTGTTCGACATAAGAATTTAATAATGCATCAAGATCAACAC